AGCAAGTGCAATTTTAGGCAATTGGTTTTTCGAATGGTTAGGTCATGGTTGTCAGAATAAGCATATTCCAGAAGAGTTTATGTTTTTACCAGTTAATTTAACGATAAAGTTATTACAAGGTATATATGATGGAGATGGAAGTACAGAAGATCCAGAAATCGGACAAACTTCTGAAATACTTGCTTCTCAAATTCGTGAATTATTGCAACGAGTTGGACATCAACCTTTAATTCGGTTACAAAAAAGTAGGACTTTAACCCCCAAAGGAAACACTAGAAAGCTTTGTTATATAAATAGTTGGGGAATTACTCCAGATCATCGTAATCGTAAAGGACGTTGGAATTTTAATGGTGATACGCTTTCAAAAGTTTTAGAACGGGAGTCAGTTACTTATAATGGCTTTGTTTATAATTTAGAAGTAGAGGGAAGTCACACTTATGTGGTTCAGGATATGTTAGTTCACAACTGTTATGGAACTGGTTATGTAGGAGGCTATTTTAAGCCTGTTGAAATTGTAGTGAGTTTAATCAGTGGTGACAAGGAACAAGCTGTTGTAGAAGAATGGGGACGTAGACGTATTTATACTCCTCGTTCTTGGACATTATGGGAGCCACGATTAACTAACGGAGATTTTATAGTGAGACGTAATAATCAGAGACTTTGGATTACCAGAGTTCATTTACGTCGATGGAAACACTTTGTAACAAGAACTGACTTTGAGACTACAGAAATTGAAAGAAATTCGCCTATTTATTCCATTCCAGTATAACATGGTAGGGATTGCTCCTTGGAGCAAAGGTAAGACTGGTGTGTTTTCCAAAGAAGCTTTAGAAAAAATTAGTAAGGCAAATAAGGGGCATAAAAGATCTTACGGAAACCAGAACCATTTAGGACATAGTGTTACCCAGGAAACCAAAGAACGTATGAGAGAGTCTAGGTTAGCTTATTTGAAGAGAACTAAGGAGTCAGAATGTCTTACCAAATAAATCGAAAAATCCGAGATGCCTTTATTCTTAATCTAAGGAGTATTTTTGCAGCCGATCCAAAGTATACTTATGTGGAAACTCCAGATGGAGAATATGACTTTCAAAATACAAAGATTGTCATAAGTGATGCAATTCCAACAGAATCAGCATTTTTCCCCGCTTTATTGGTAAGTGCCGTTCCTGCCCAAGAGTCAAGGTATCTTGGTCCCGAAGCGTTGAATGAAACCAAAGACGGGAATTTCATTACAACAAATGATGAGAAGTTTTCGAGCATTGTATCAAATGTGTCATTGACGTTGCATACCATTGATGACACTATAGCAAGAGACGAGATTATGGATACAATCTATCAGCAGTTTAAGTTCCTCACAACGGAGCTGGCTAACGATGGAATTGAAATCATAGAAAGCTCGTTTGCAGCCGATAGACGGCAATTTGTAGATGACAGGTGGTTTATCACAGCCACGATTAATATACGGGTATACACAGAGTGGACAAGCGATTTAGGGCCTGGAACGACATTGGCAAAGATTACAATTGACATGCAATTAATGCCTAAAAAGTCTAAAAATAATGTAATATTTTCGGATATTAATATAGGCTACATTAACAAAAATTATAATTAAAAAGAGCTAAAAAATGTCAGTTTTCGCAAGAAATGCACTCAAATTATTGAAAGAAATAGAGGTGAAAGATTCAAAGATTCAAGCAGCTCAAGATTTGTTAGAGTCTTTTCAATCAGGTATTGAAAAGAAGGCGTTTATTAACAATGTAACACTAAATAACGTTATCAATTTGCTAACACCTTTCGTAGTAAATTATAAGGTTAATCAAGTCATAAAGCTTTTAAAAGAATTGCAAAAAGAGTCTGTAGATCCCTCAACGGGCTACAGAAAATATTTTTAAAAAGGACTTTCAGGAGGAATTACTAAATGGCGATATCAAATGTACCCACAGAACCAGGAGTATTTTCCCAATTTAAGCCTACTCGAACCTTCCCTGTTTTACCAGGTGGAATTCGTGTTGCTGCCTTAGTTGGTAAGGGAAGAGAAACTAATATAGTAAATGGAGAATCAGTAACTAAAGGGGCAGAAGATGCTTCAGATTCTCTAGCACATACAGCAACGTCTTTGGGGGATTCAATCGTTGATGAAGATTTGAATACCTATTACAAAGACACAGACTACCAATTAACGACAGGTGCTGTTGATTGGTCATTAGCAGCAGTAGCGTCCCTAACAGGAACTATTGACGAGACATTTGACATGTCGGCTATAAAAACATTAAAGCTAACCATAGGCGGTGGAACTGAACAGTCTCATGATATTAGTGAGATTGGAAATCCAGGATCATATGCAACTCCTGCTGCTGCAACAGCAGCCGAAGTAGCGTTGGTTTTGGCAGCGTTATTCACAGGAATAACAGCAGCCGATGATAGTGGAAAAGTAAAAATTTCAACGGTAGCAGACAATAATTCTTCATTGTTAATAGGTGATGGAGATGCCAATGCCGTATTAGGTTTTACTGGAGGATCGTTACAAGAAACTCCAAGAGAACCCATTGCAGGAAAAACCTATTCAGTAAATTATGAGTATGCAAAAGCAAGTGCTGACTATGTTCCTCGATTCTTCTATAATATGGATTCAGTCATTGAAGAACATGGTGAAGTAACTACATCAAACACTCTCTCACTTGGTGCAGAAATTGCAATCGAACAGGGAGCAAGTGTTGTATGTCTAGTTCAATGCGACCCCGCAGATGGAGCCGATGCTACTCAATTTAGAAAGGCAATTGATAAGTTAGCTCCTATAAAAGGCATTAATATTGTTGTACCATTATCTACTGATACGTCTCTTTTTGCATATGTAAAAAATCATTGTGATATAGCAAGTTCAATAACAGAAAGAAAAGAACGAACTGCCATAGTGGGTATGAGTGGTTCTCCAACTGTTAGTGACTTGACGACACGAGCACAAGCATTAGCAAGCAAACGTATGGTACTTGTAAGTCCTGGTTCAGCAACACGATACGTTGGTAGTGGAACTACACCAAGCACTCTTGATGGTTCCTTCGTAGCTACTGCTATTGCTGGATTGAGAACAAGTCGAGAATTCGATGTAGCAGATCCTCTTACAAGAAAAGAAGTGGTTGGATTCGAGACTATTGCCGATGATTTCCTGAGAGCAGAAAAAGTAACAATGCTCAGTAAAGGTGTCATGGTGATTGAGAATGTGTCTGGAATTTACCGAGTTATGCAACAAGTAACTACAGATGTGTCAGTTGCAGAAAATAAGGAATACTCTGTGGTTGAGGTTATTGACTACGTTGCTTCCAATATGAGAGAAGTGCTTGAAACAATTTATATTGGACAGAAAATTCTAGCGGGAACACCTTCACAGGTGAAAACTACAGTTCAAACAATCTTGAATGACTTGATTTCAAAAGAAATCATTGTTGATTCTCAGAATGTTCAAGCTGCAATTGATAATACCGACCCAACACAAATCAATGTATCATTTGAAATACGTCCAGTATTTCCTTTGAATTATATCTTGATTACATTCTCGTTGAGTCCAAATATATAATTAAGGAAAATTTAGGAGGATATAAAATATGGCAGATCTTGCGAAAACTTCAGGAAGGCTAAGTACAAGTATAACAATTCGTGCTATCAAAGAAGAACTTAGCTTTGACTCTTTGAACGACACCGATGCAATCCGAGCACTTGCTGAGAAATCAGTAATTATTGGAGCTGCAATATCTTTTAGCGAAGATAATACTCGTCCCACAACCCCTCGTTATGAGTTGGATGCTGATAAAGCAGGACAGATGGTAGAGAGAACTCCAGGATTGGAAGATTTTTCTCTTACCCTTAACCGAGTGGTTCTATATCGTAATGATATGATGGAAGCATTTGGTTTTGATGATGCTCAGAGTTTGATTGATCAAAACGTTCCTTTTGTAGTTGTAAAAGAGGAAAGAGCACCAGAAGGTTCAGGTATTGCTACAAGAACGACTATGTGGACAGGATGCTGGTTTCATAATATGCCTAAGTCATATGATATGACTGGTGATCTTCGTGTAATGCAGAACGTTGATATTGGTGCTACTCGAAAAGTAAGAGTTTAATAAATTATTATAAATTATACTTGTCGGACACACAGACATTATATATTTTTTAGATAAGTAATAGACTATATAAGACTAGATTATATAAGAATAGATAAAGGAGTACCACGATGAGAGAAGAATTACGAAGTCTTATTCAATTAGGACGAGTAGAAAAAGACATCGAAGTAAATGATAAGTTAAAAGTAACAGTTCACACATTGTCCGTCCTTGAGCAACAAGGTGTAATGGAAAATCTCCCAGTAAAAGACATGTCTGAGGTAGCGAAGTTTGTTCATCTCCAAAAATTAACTTTGACACATGCCACTAAGAAGATTAATGATTTGGAAGTTACCACAGAAGAAGCAAAAGAGTTTTACGATTCTTTGCAATATAGTGTTTTAGCGGAAATTTTCACTAAATATTCCATGTTATCAGAGGATCAAGAAAAAGCTCTGGAAGAATTAAAAAAAAAGTAACAGAGCAGGACAATGACCCCCCATTTAGGATGCTTTGGGTAGCTTCAAAAGCCCTTGGTATATCTCCTTTCAGTAAAGAATTTGCATCATTGTCAGAAGCTCAAATAACTTGGGCAGTTATAAATCATTATAAAGACCAAGAAGAGGATTTGGAGAAATATAAATTAATTTGTAGGTTTACCAATCCTGAAGCTGCACAAAAACTATTTGATAAAGATTATATATCTCCAGAAGAACAGATTAGCAAGGAATTTTTAGACGAGATAAGAAAGCACTCAAAAT